GGGTGCGGAAGATGGAAGGAATGTCGCCAGGAGTCGGAGTGCCAGTGCCGGCATTGCTGATCCAGGTCTGCGCACCAGCGGTCCGGTAAGCAGTGGTCTGGTCGCCAGTGTCGAGCTGGGAAACCTGATTGGAGGTCATCGTAACTTCCATGTCACGCTTAATGCCAGTGATCGCCTTAGCCACGTTGTCTGCCAGTTCGTCACGCACACCAGCGACATCAGCAATGTCCTGAGTGAGCTTGGAAACGCGGACTGCGCGCCGGTAGATCTGGGCGTAGTTGGCCAACTCAGAACGGTAGCCAACAACGTAGTTGGTAACGCCGGTTGTCAGGTTTACGTCCAAGCCGTCCGGTGTGCCGCCAACCTGAGGGGTCGGAAGGCTGTCGGACTGCCAACGGAAGTACATATTACCAGGCTTGGAGCCTTTTTTTGCCATCGACGTAAAAGGCGTGTCCTTGGCGTCAACCAAGGCAATCATGTCCATCAAGTCTTCGCGCTTACCGCGCCCCGAAAGATTAGGTTCAAGTAGAGAAGCCATAAGATTAAGAGAGTTACTGCGTTTTACTGCGTGAACTAAACAAAGTTCATTGCTTTTACCAAGTCGGTTAACCCATCACGACTGCCACCAGTTTTTGCAAACTGCTGTTTAGCTTTTGTCTGATCCCCACTAGATTCGCGCATTGGTGGAGCTTTTGTAACGCCTGGCTGGGATGGTGCTCTGCGAATCGGCTGACTCTGGGCTTTACCCTTTGCCTTAGATTCTGCATAAGTTTTTGCCCCAAGGACAACCAACCCTGTCAGGTGCTTCCAATCTGCTCTACGCTTTTTAAGCTCTGGGAAGTCACGGATAATCTGCTGAGCAACTTGATACTCTTCAGTTTCCTGTCGTCCCCACCAAGGAAAGTCTGCAACAACCTGAGCGTCTGCCTGTGCCTGCTGTTGCAGGTAGTTCAGCCGAGCAGGAAGCTCAATTTCCTTGCGCTTCATGGCTGTCCGCCTCATTGCTTTGACGTCCCTGTCTGAAAGTTCGTGCTCAGTGCCATCAGGCAATGTAATCACTCCCCCATCCAGGTTGTCTTCGCACCACAACAAGACTTCTACTGCTTTGTCATACTCGCTTTTAACTTGTTCAAAGCTATTAAGCCCTTCTGCAAACTCAGTTTGGTCTTGATGCTTTACAGGAACAGAAGACTTTGCAGTCTCGAGTTCTTGCTGAAGCTCTGCCAAGCGTGTTTTATGCGCTTCTAATTCGGATTGAGCGGCCTTCTTCGCGGCAACTAATTTGTTGATGCGCTTCTGGACGCCTTTAGTCAAAGAACTGCTATCGTGCTGGTCGGAATCATCATCAGCCTGCTGATCGTCCTCTGAAGAGGAATCCACTGCTTCTGACTCTTCCTGCTCCTGTGTGGCCGGAGCTGCTGCTTCCCCCTCGTCAAGGAAGCTGGTCTTCAAGAGATGACTAAGATCTCTCTCGTCCATTAAGCCGAGTTTTTGAGCAACGGTATTTGATACTGCCTCCTGATTACCGGAATCAGGCTGTGCTTCGTTTTCGTTCATGCGGTTAAGGTCGCAAGTTCCTTATTGATACAATCCAGTAACGCTGGAAGGCCCGTTATTAGCGTTATGCCAAATCTTTTTCTTCAGTCAAGCCATTTAGTTTTAATGCTTCTTGTCTTAATGTTAAAAGTGTTGAGTAAACTAGATTGACGCCATCAGCCTGGCCACAAGCGTGAACGCGATCTTCACCTTTGTTGTTATTGCTAACCGCTGACATCCAAAGCTGTTCCTGCATCTGTTGGATCGTCTCAATGATCTGATCCCACATGTGGTTCTTGCCGGCAAAACCGTAAGCTGCGCGTTCTTTCTGGGTCATATTATTGTCCAGGTTGCTGCTGTATTGGCGTTACTCCCAGCCGTCCAATTTGAGCATTTTGCTGCTGGGTAATGCTCATCTGCAAGTTCTTCACATAGTTTTGGAAGAGTTGCTGGAAGTTAGGATCAGATTGCAGAGCCTGCTGGGCTTTGGGATTATTTTGTATGACCTGCTGGGCAAACTGCATTTTGGTCTGAGCCGCTGGATCTTTTTCTTGATACAAAGCCTCGTTTCCAAGAAGCATCATACCAATATCAGTCTGGACATCCTTAAACATTTTCTGAGATGCCTGCTCCTGATTAAGGATAAGCTCACTTGCCATTTCGGGAGCAATGGCCTGAATAAGCATTTCAGTAATGCGATTTGCATTAAGCACGCCACCCGTGTCCATTTGTTTAATTTTGGTAAGAAAGTCCACCTTCTGGGCAATGTACTCTTTGTCCATGTTCATCACATCAAACCGGACATTGATGTCAAATTCGTTGTGAATCTCAGACAAACTTTGCGGCAGTTGTCCTCCAGTAATGCGTTGAATCTCATCTGCGGGCATGTACTGGCAGCACAGAGAAAACATCTGTCGAAACACAGAACGCCATGACAGCAGCCATGAGTTAACCAGTGCCTGCTGGAGCATCTGGGTGGTCATGGGAGGCACGTTTCCGTTGCTGGTGCCAAAGTAGGCTGCGTGCTGCTGTTCAACACGGGAAATCAAGTTAAACGCTACCGTAGGCTCGCGAGCCGGAGGCTCCATGAACGTGTAATCGTTTTGGTTGGTCACCGGCAGCGACACGCCTGGGCCAATCTTGTTGATTGCACCCACACGCTTAACTACTTTGATCGGAGGTAGCGTCGAAAATGCGGTGTGGTCGCGAATAGAGTCATGCTGGGCTTTGATCTCGTCCTGATCCGTAACTGCCAGCTCTGGAATGCTGCGAGTGTCAGTGATTGCCCGCCGAAGTTGCTCCCGTCTAAACTCAACAAACGGGTACTCACCATGAGCATAGTCAAGCCGCTCATGGATTGCCCAAGAGGAAGAGTCCTCCTGTCGATTTGATGCCGCCTGTGGACAGATGACGGTGTAAAAGATTGCTGGAGCGTCTCCATCAAGGCTTTTGGTGTAGCAGTAAACAATCTCCACCATGTTCTGGTAGTTTACACCGTTGTAAACCATCATGGTGGTCGTTGGCAGCAAGTTGATGTTGTAGTAAGTCGTGGATTTGCCAAGCTGTTGCAAGGCACGCTCTACCCAGTCAGGATTCCAGCCTTCTGTAGTAATCTTTTCACGCAACTCCACTTCAGACATCCAAGTACGGCGAAAAATTACACGGGAACGCTGCAAGTCTGCTGTTTCAGGTGGAAAAATAATCTCATCCCAAGGCTTAAGAGCAACAATTTCAGGCAAATTTCTGCTGACATACTCCTCGTCCTTGCTTGTCTTGCCGGTTTTTGCAAGCTCACGGACCATACGCTTAGCATCAGAAGCCTTGAGATCCGGCATGGCTGCTTGCATGATTTCAGCAGCTTGATCAGGGGCACTGACAATAAACTGCGGCAACTCCATGAGCACCTGGCTCCCTGACTGCTGTGCCAAACCCATGATCTCCTCCATGGAAATCTCTTGAGTGCGCTTGCTGATGTTTTGCTGCCAACCCACAAAGAAGGCGCTCCAGCCATACTGGAAGGCGTACTGTGCTGCTAAAGTGGCCTCTTTGTAGAGTTGCTGCGGCATCTTGCAGTCACGAATCCAACGGAGAAGCGTAGTGCCAATCTGAGAGACCGGCATGTCACTAAGCTCCGTGCCATTGGCGCGCAGTTCAGCCTTCTGGAAGGCTCCCACAAGAAGGGAAGTAAGCTCGTTACAGGTGGCGTCAATCAGGCGGGCACGAACGTCAGAGGCTCCTTCAAATGGCCAAGCAGGATCTCCGTTGGAGCGGTTTTCAGAGTGTTTTTTACCGTCATCCGTTTGGCCAGGCCACCGGCAGAAACGAATGTTGTCAAACTTGGTGACCAAGTTCCCTTGAGAGGAGTTGATCATGGCACGATTGTACTCGCTCAAAAGCTCGCCCACATGCGGGTCCTTGGAGGCAATCGCAAGAACATCAGTCTTAGTATTTGGCATATCCTTTAATAGCTTCCGCACTTATTAAACTTTTGCCACTCTTTGTTTAGTGCTCCTGTGTGGCTAGGTTGCATTACCACAAGGTAACCAAGAGCGTCAATTGGATCTTTGCAAGCCCCTTTCTGCCCATCGTGGCCAGTCCACTCCCTCAGTGAGTAAATAAGGTTCTGGCAGCTTTCATGCACCATTAACCGCGGGTGGTTCTTCTCAATATCTACGTCTGCTTCCCTATTATAGCACAGTAAGTCGTTAATGATTAAAACACGCTCATCCACCGAGACACTGGCGCTAGGCAAGAAATAAAGAGGTTCACTAGCATCCAGAAGCAGATCCAGAAGCGTGACGCCACCTTCCTTGCTTGTTGTTTCAGTGCCGGCACTGCGCGGATCAATGTAGCGTTCTGCGATGTCTTCGCGTTTGTCATTGTGTGTTTCTAGTGACCAAACAAGTTCAGTGTATTCGTTGATCCCTTTGCCTGCCCCACTTCTCTGTGCGGGGCCTGGGCGACCGTCAGCCTTATCACTTGGCAAGGACCATTCCCCATAGCTTTGATCCGGCCATTCTCTGTACACCCAGACTGTGCCGTGTTTGTCCACTCTGGCCCAGAGCATGAACCAGTTTCGGGCTCCGGCAGGATCAGCCACCATGTAGTTTGTCCCCTCAGGGCATCTATCGGTGACACTATCGGTGAACACGTTCCGATCACCAAACATGGGGAACTGACTACCGGCGGTCTGCTCTGCCCAACCGTACGCACGAATCTTAATATCATGTGTGCTGCGTCCCTTAAGGGTTTGCTGCATCCGCTCCCAGTTATTGTAAGGGTTGAGCTTAGAGTGAAACCAGATGCAACTGTGTTTTCCGTACACGCCTTCTGCCGTGTAGGGCATGTGCCCCTTGGGTACGCCTATCACGTTGTTGTTTGGCAACAGTTCGCTCTCCTTCCAAGTCTTAATGCGGCTAGTCGAGATAAACTCCTTTACGGTCTGCGTGTAGCCAAGGATCGGCGTGAAGGTGACCAGTAGCTTTCCGTTACGGGTAATCAAACGATACTTTAACGTCTCCAACCAATCTGCCGGCACAAGCTCGTCACACCAGACAAAGTCCACCTCGCCGCCTTCAACGACCTTGATGTCCTGACTGTAGTTGAGGAACCAAATCTGGTTGCCATTGTAGACCGCGGTATTGTCCGAGAAACCGTTCTTCTGGGTCCAGCTTACCTGGGTGTGCTTGGTGCGCTTGGCATCCTTAAGCTCAGTGGGCAGATACTTGTGAAAGACATTCTGCTGCATAGACACGCTGGTCATGTTGGTCGTGTGCAAGCACCAGATGTTGAGACCACGCTTCTTAAACTTCTCCTTGATCCAGTCAGGGGCAAAGCCGTTTAGGTCAGCTCCCACAAAGGCCTGAGCAATCCGCTTAGCTGCATACTCAGTCTTGCCGGCACGGTTGCCGCCAAGGATGAGCAGTTCCGAGTGAGCGTTGAGCAAGTTGTCGGCATCCTTCCAGGACTCCAGTTCCGTACCGTACCTATGTGGGTCAGATTGCTCTGCCCTGACACGCTGCTCCCGCATGAGAAAAAGGCGCATAACTTCCTCCGGCCCTACGTTGTTGATCATCACCTGCCGCTGCTCTAGACCAGGAGCCGGCATCAGCGGATGCTCGATCAGCGGGTAGTTCAGAATCTTGTGGATGAGCTTACTTTTTTGTTCTTCAGAAGTTGACATGGTAGGTTGTTTTTGGGAGAGTGATCCCGCTCTCTAAGATAAGAGGGCCGCGTAGCCTCTGGTCAACCTGAAAGATGGACCCACAGGATGAAGACATGGTTTCAGGTATTCCTCTAGACCTGGATTAAAGATCGCTGATGTTCAAGAATCAGTGAGTGCTGCATAGTCACCTGCGATAAAGGTAATGCTTGGCTGAACGGGTAGCCATGGGCAAAGACTATGATATGCGACGCGACGGTGACACTTATACAGAAGTGCAACGGCTTCTTCTCTGAGCACTACCCCCAATTCTAGGTGGCTAACACTCAGTCTTGGGGGTACTATGCTCAGACTCCGGACTCTAGCTTACCAGAAGTGATTAGGCTTTCGTCGGTGAGGGCTGCGCTTCGCAGCGCGAACAGCCTTAAGGTAGCTACAGTAGCTACCTATACTGGTTAAGACGTCCTTAGTGAATAGGTACGCTTGTTGGCTTGCTTAAAAATAAAACGCCATCCTTCACGTTTATGATTTGGTGCACCTTGATTTGGTGACCTTTCTCTCCCACAAAGACGCGGCCTAGCGTGTCCGTCTCCACAAACCGCTGGTTAGCGTGTTTCTTAACGACCCTGGCTGCTTTAACGCTGCCATCTAAGCTGGCCGGTCTAATTATAATCGGCGGCATATCCTGTTTATGTTCCACTAAGCTGGGATCAACCACGCTTAAAGCGATATGATCGTCGCTTAAGTCATTAAGATTGCTCTTAAGCGGATTCTTAACGCTAAGATCTTCGTTTAAATCGAGGATATCAGCCCTAAACATAAACTTAACGCCCTTAAACGCTCGTCTTGCGACATAATCCGTGTCTTTACGGTAACAAGCCAAGTTATAATGTGCGCCATCACGCGCTTTAACGGCCTTCTCTGGGATGTTAAACTTCATACGCTTAATTGTCCTTCGACTTAAAGTGTTCAATTTTTATACACACCTGACGCACAGAAAGGACGCCCAGCCTACCCAGGTAGACCGGCTGTGCACTAAGCCACTGGCACTCCCGTCAAGAAGTAAGCAGCAGCCTCGCACACAGGGGCAATATGCCCGCGTCCTTTTCCGAACAACAGTTCATTAGCATGTGTAGCGGCCCTGTGTAGCGGCGTCAAGCAAGGTGTGGCTAACCGGCCAAACACAGAGTAAACGGGCCATTTGCGGATAAAAAATTCAGGTGGGTGTATTCGTCGCCGATAAACGCTCCGCTCCAATTCTGACCCCCGCCCCCCATCTGTGCACGCGCATGTCTTGGTGCATGTTCTGGTGCACTTGCCAGGGCTGGATCAAGGCACAAAAAAGGAGGGAACCCCGAAGGATTCCCTCTTTTAAGCTGCTGATTGCTAGGGTGCACGCATCAAACGCACCCTCT